TGGGCGGCTGTCCCGTGTGGAGGTGCATCGTGATAGCCAGGCGACCGATAGCCGACATCGCGCAGGTGGACGGGCTGCAAGCGGGACTCGATAACGCTCGCCGCAACGAGATAGGCCGCGGTCGCCCGATCGCCGACTTCGCCAGTCTCGCGAAGTGGGCCGTGAGCGGGGGGACGTCGTTCGATGGTGGCGATGTCACACAGGCGGCGGCAGGCCATCCCATGTGCGCGAAGGTCGTCACCCTCGCCACCACGGGTGAGGCTGCGCTGAATCTCGACCTGCTGATGGACGGACGCGGGAAGTTCGTCTCCTTGTGGATACTCCCCGACGCCAAGACCGCTCAACTCAACGTCGGCTTCTGCATCGGTTCAGAGACCGCATCGTACTCCACGTCCCGCATATCCTTTGACGGGGCCCTCGCCAACGGCAGCGCCGCGACGACGCACACGTTGCGGCCGGGCGTCTGGACGCGTATCGCCGTTCCCATCTGCGCGATGAACGCTGCTGGGACCTCACCGCCACAAGAAGCCGCCGTCACCGATGTGCGCACCGTCCACCTCGGCCTGAAAGGAGACGGCACGGGCACCTCGACCGTCTATCTGGCCGATCTGCGGGTGCATGACTCGCTGTTCCCGCCAGGTGCCGTCTGGGTGTTCGACGACGCCCGCTCGAGCGTCTACGACACGGCGTTCCCCATTCTCTCGGCGGCGCGCTACGTCGGTGTCGTCGCCGTCCCCACAGCACTCGTCGGCACAGCCGGTTACATGACCTGGCAGCAGCTGCTCGACCTGCAAAGTCACGGGTGGGAGCTGGTGAACCATACCCGTAGCCACATCAGCCTGGCGGGCACTACCGCCGCTACGGTGAGGAACGAAGTGCGAGGCGGCTACGCCGACCTGCTCGCCAACGGCGCGGCGAAGAACGGCGCGTCCTACTTCGTGTGGCCCGGCGGTCTGTACGACGAGGTGAGCTTGCCGATCGTCGAGGCCCACTGTACGGCTGCACGCACCATCATCAACCACCCGACCGACGCCGGGAAGCAGAACTACGAGACGCCGGTGGTCTACGACAAGGCGCGGCTTCGGACGGTCTATCTGGCGAACACGGTCACGCTCGCACACGCACGACAGGTCGTCGACCGACTCGCCGGCCGGCACGGTCACGCCATCATCACGCTCCACCGCATCGAGGCCACGAACCCCGGAGGAGAGGGCACCATCTGGCTCACGTCGGACTTCCAGACACTCGTGGACTATGCGGTAGCAACCGGCCTCGACAGCTACACCATGTCCGACCTGTTCGATCCGATGTAAGGAGCACCGATGCGACTGACCTACGCAGACGGACGCACGGGACTCGACACCACGGCGTTCCGCTACAAACTCACCGACGATGCCGGGGTGCTCGTCAAGGACTGGACGACGGGCGCGACGTGGACGGAGGAACCGGCAGGAACGTACTTCCTGGACGACGAGGACGCCGCGCCAGGAACGGTTTATGCCGTGGAACCGACGGAAGGCGCAGTCGGGGGAGTCGGCAGAGTTCCGAATTCTGCGGGGGGACTGACCGAGGAGGAGCACCAGAGGCTCTTCTCCCTCCCCGTCGTACCTGACGCGAGCCTGCTCGCAGTCATCTCGCATGAGTCCGTAGCCAACGGAGAGACGGACCCCATCGGACCCACCACCATCTCGGGGGTTCGCATCGAGGCATGGACCAAGTACGAGGACGGCACGCTCACGTACTATGGACACACGGTAAGCGACGGTGACGGTGAGTGGCTGCTGGAGGTCCACAAGGGAGCGACGTACAGGCTCCGGGTCGTGGACAGCCGGGCTCACTTCCCGGACAAGGAGGTGACGGTCTAACATGACTTGGGAAGGCACCCCGATATCCGGTGAGGACCACCGGTACGGCACGTCAGCCGAACTTAGGAACGGCACGGGCGTGGAGGCGCAGGACCTCACCTCAGGCGACGAGGTCGCTCTGGAGGGCCTCCTTGACCGCTGGCTGGCCGAGGCGACGGAGTACGTAGACGCGTACCTCGAGAAGACCTACGACCCGGCTGTGGTCCCTGTGGGCATCAAGGGCATCACCTTGCGCATCGCCAGCAACATGGTCATGGTCGCCCTCCAGCGGCGGAACACCCCGATAATCCAGGTCAGTGACTTCAACTTTCAGTTGGTGAAGGACGAGGTCATGACCAAGTCCATTCGGGAGGACCTCGAACTGTTCAAGAGCGCCGACGAGGGCAAGCGTCGTTCTCCTCTGGCTATCGGCATCGCTAACCGCTTGACTCGCGTCGAGGAGTAGCGCGTGGCCGGGCGCGATTACTTCGCTGAGTACGACGACCAGCAGTTACTGGACTTCGTCAATAACCGATTCCCACAGATGATGGCTCAGGCGGTCGCGCAGACTGCCTTTGTCTTGTGGGGAAACGTCAAGGAGGAGGCCCCGGTAGACGAGGGTCGCCTTCATGGGTCATTTCAGATAACTCAGATGGGCACCCTGTCCTGGGCCATCACCTCCAACGCGGAATACCGCTGGATTGTGAACAACGGACGCGGAGAGATAATCGCTAAGCCGGGGCACACCCTGCGCTTTGAGGTAGGCGGGCAGGTCATCTACCGCAAGCGCGTCAGGGCTGCCAAGGCCAACCCGTTCTACGACCGGGCCATTGCAGCGACAGAAGGCGAGATTCCGAATATTATCGATAGAGTCCTGGAAGGAGGGATGTAGGGTGTCGCTGAGCACTAAACTCAAGGCTATCCGTGAGGGCATCAAGGCGGTCCTGGCTCCGCTCAAGGAAGAGGTCGAGGCTAACCTGGTCTTCGGCGACCGAGTGCGCACGTCATCTCTGAAGCCCCCGGCTATCTGGATTTTCCAGGACGACTCCCCGATATCGCATGCGGGCTCTGCCCTGGCAGAGGAGTGGACGTACAACTACGTCGTCGCTGCCCTGGTTCTCAACACGGACCCGGAGAAGGGGATGGAGGAGGCGGAGGACCTGGCTGCACGAGCGACCGCAGCCCTGGTTGCTGACCGTACATTGAGTGGGGCAGTTCGGGATACAGTACGCACGAGGTACCTTCCGGGGTACGCTACTAACGTGGCCAAAGGGCCACAGTTGCACTGGGCAGCGTTCGCAATGGAGAGCAAGTTTAGGCACAGAGAGGAGTAAGAGACATGACCTACCGTTACGGCGGCATTGGGCTGGAGGACACTCACGGAACTCCCGTGCCTGCGACCATGCATCTCGACATCGCGGGGGCTGGGCTGGACAGCCCGTCAGACCCGAACATGGTGTACGAGGGGGGCCTCACGCGAGGCATCCGCACTACCCGTCCGGGGGCGTACATCGCCGAGGGTAACCTCGAGTACGCCATCGACATCAACAGCCTCGGCCTGTTCCTCAAGTTGGTCCACGGCGACTACACCAAGGTGGGGCCGGACGAGGACGAGTTCTACGACTACACGTTCAAGACTCGGACGGGCTTCCTCATGCCGTCGGCGACCGTTCGCATCGGTAAGGACCTGTTCGAGCACGTCTTTCCCGGCTGCGTAGCCAATCAGTTGTCGCTCGAGATTGAGCGCGAGTTCGCCAAGGCGACCGTCGATTGGCTCGGAGGCCGGGACTTCCCCGATGCTCTGGTCGACATGGAGAACCTGCTCCTCTCGGGCAGTTACCCTCTGGCCTTCCATGACATCACGTTCAGCCGTGGGGGAGCCGACAAGTCAGCCCTGGTGGAGAAGACCGGCATCTCTATCAACAACAACGGGGACGTCGAGGGCGGCATCAGCATGGGCTCTCGCTTTCCTCGTCGGGGTTGGTGTGGCGGCATGGAACTCGGCATCGAACTGACCGTCGCGTTCCTCGACCGCTCCGAGAAGGACGCGTTCTGGGGCAACACGGACGGTACCGGGGCCGACGTCAGTGGCGGTACCGAGGAGGAGGTCATCGTCCACTTCGACGCTGGCCTGGACGGGGAACTGGACCTCATCTTTCCCAAGTGCCTCCCGCAGGCCGTGAGCCTCACCCCCAAGGGTCGGGACCGTATGGAGCAGAGCGTCAAGTTGCTCCCGAAGCACGACGACGTGGCTGGGACCGATATGGTCGCTCAGTTGCGCTGCAAGATGGACCTCGACACCCTGTAGTCGAGGCCGTAGACCCCGAAAGGAAGAACCCGCATGGCGATTACGAAGGCAGACCTGTTGCGCAGAAAGACTGACCCCGAGGAGGTCTTCATCGAACTCCTCGGGGACTCGGTCCTGCTCGCTCCGCTCTCGAGCGGGCAGTACACGCAGGTGGAGGCCATCCAGATGTCCGGCATCAAGGCGCGGGGCAAGGTGCAGGCGCAGGACCCTGAGATGGAGTTCGACGTGTCCAAGGTCAACGAGAACCAGAAGGTGGCTGCCGCGCTTGCCGTCACCTACTCGCTCAACAACGCTGACCCGCAGAGCAAGTGGTCTCAGGAGGAAGTTAAGAGTCTGGCCCCCGACGTGGTCGAGGCGATTGCTGAGGAGGTATTCAGGCTGACGGGCGTCGACCCGGTTCAGCCGCTCTCCGGTAGTGTGGCCTCGTTTCGCGAAAACAGCCGAGGGGACGCGACTGCTTAATCTTCACCTGCTGGGATACAGGTTCGCCGGGGATTACCTTACCCCAATGCAGGAGGAGTTCGTCCTGACCGTCGTCCTGCCTGAGGTCAACCGGCAGAACGGGGCTGGTGAAGATTCGGGCTGTTCCGCTGAGCCCACCAGCGACGGTACACTGCGTGAGAAGGTTCTCCGACGCAGGGAGCAGCAGTAGTGGCCCTAGACATCGATATCCTGGTAAAAGCGAAGGACATGGCAAGCCGTGTCCTTCGTGACGTCGGCGATGAGAGCGAGAAGGCGGGCAGCAAGACCAGGGAGGCCTGGGCCAAGGTAGGAGACGCGACGACGCGGGCGGGTCGCTCCATGACGATGGGGGTCACCCTCCCGCTCATCGGGGCAGCCACAGCCTCGACCGTGTGGGCTCAGCAGGTCGTCGGGGGCCTCCGTGAGGTCAACACCCTGTTCGGCCTGACCGGGGACGAGGCAGAGGCCTCGTTCGCTCAGATGAGCGAGGGGGTCTCCGACCTCAGCGCGGAACTGGGCATCGCTCAGGATACTCTGGTGGGAGGCCTCTACTCGGCGATATCAGCCGGGGTGCCCAAGGACAACGCGTTCGAGTTCATGCGCGTCGCGTCAAAGGCAGCCGTCGCAGGCGTGACCGACACCGAGGTAGCCGTCGACGGCCTCACTACCATCATCAACGCATGGGGCCTCGAAGCGGCTGATGCAGAGCGGGTCGCTGACTCGATGTTTACCACGGTTAAGGGCGGTAAGACGACCTTCGAGGAACTCAGCGGGTACCTGTTCCAGGTGGCTCCTGCGGCAGCGGCAGCCGGAGTATCCGTGGAGGAAGTCAACGCAGCCCTGGCAGCCCTGACAGCAGCCGGTACTCCGACCGCTCAGGCCTCTACGCAGTTGAGACAGGCCATCATCGAGTTGTCCTCACCGACCGGCAAGGTAGCCGAGGAGTTTCAGAAACTCTCAGGGACGACCTTCCGCGAGTTTGCAGCCAGCGGGGGCACCGTCCAGGAGGCCCTCTCGATGCTCAGCGCGGAGGCGGAGAACACCGGTCTCCAGGTAGGCGACTACTTCTCGAGCGTCGAGGCGAGCATGGCGGCTACCTCCCTCGCGGGTAAGGGGGCCGAGAAGTTCGCCTCTGAACTCGAGAACCAGGCGAACAAAGCAGGCGCGGTCGGCGTAGCCTTCGAGGAGATGGACAAGAGTCGCTCATTCGAGCGAGTCAAGACGGCGATGCAGAACGCGGGCATAACCCTGGGAAATGCCTTGCTTCCGATGGCTGAGAAGGTCGCCGACGTCATGACCAAGGTAGCGGAGGTCTTCTCCCGGCTCTCCCCCGAGGCCCTTAATGTGGTCATCGCGGTCGGAGCCGTGGCAGCAGCCATAGGACCCCTCCTGCTCGTGGCTGGCGGGGTTATCTCCGCTGTAACGACCATCGCGGGGTTCCTGGCAGGCCCGCTGGCGGGTGCGGTGCTGGGCATCGTCGGCCCTATCGCTCTGGTGGTGGCAGCCGTCGCTCTGCTTGTCATCGGCTTCGTAACCCTTTGGAAGAAGAGCGAGTCCTTCCGTAACTTCTGGATTGAGTTGTGGGACAACATCAAGATGGCTGCCTCGACGGTCTACGAGGGTGGCATCAAGCCGGTCATCGAGAAGATAGGGGCAACTCTCAGTGAGATGAAGGCCCGGATGGAGCCCGCGATGGAGGGCTTTAAGCGGGCGTGGGAGGCCCTTAAGCCGGTGTTCACCGCGCTCGCAGCGGTCATCGGGCTGGTCGTCACGGTCGTCCTCGGCCTGGTCATGGGCCTGGTCAACGGCGTCGTGAGTGCCCTCGGAGGCATCGCACAGGCCATCGCCGGAGCAGTCCAGTTCGTAGCCGGTATCCTGGGGGCTATCGTCTCCTTGCTGACAGGTGACCTTGACGGTGCGTGGGAGCACATCAAGACAGCCGCGCAGGGAGTCGCTGACTTCTTCGTCGGCATCTTCTCCGCGATAGGAGGCCTGGTCTCCGGCTTCGTAGACGGCGTCATCACCTTCTTCACGAACCTGTGGGACGAACTCGTCGGCCACAGCATCGTGCCGGACATGGTCAATGCTATTCTCGCCTGGTTCGATACCCTGGTGGCGCGGGGCACCCAGTTCTTCCGGGACCTCGTGGCCAAGGTCGTAGGGCTCATCCTCGGCCTGGCAGACGCAGCCATCGCTGGGGCGGTCATGCTCGTCAACGGCATCCTCGACCGGGCAGACAAAATCCTGCCGGGCTTTAAGGACACCTTCCTCAAGGTGACCGGATACCTGACCAGCCTCGTAAGCACGATGCTCGCCATCGGAGGGGACATCATAGGAGGGCTCGTCAACGGCCTCGAGAACGGGGTCAAAGAGGTCATGCGGGTCGCCACTAAGATAGCCGACGGGGTCAAGAACACTATCAAGAACGTCCTGGACATCAACAGTCCCTCCGGCTTCACTGAATGGGTCGGTCGCATGACCAAGCAGGGGCTCGTGGACGAACTGAACGATTCCCGCGAGGTAGAGCAGGCAGCCGGGGGTATGATGGCCCAGGTCAAGGGGGCCATGCAGCCGGTCGCCTCGATAGGAGCGCAGGCTGCGCCGTCTAGCGGAGCGGTTACTCACATGACCTGGGAGGGCGACATCGTCATCCCGGTGAAGGACCTGCTTGAGATACAGTCCATCGTGGAACTGTTCGAGACGCTCCGGCAGAAGAGCCGGATGGCCTACGGAACTCAGGGGTAGCCGATGTCAATCCAGTGGGGCTCAGCGATAGGCAACAACTCGTCCACCGGAGACATGCGCCTCGGTGTAGCCTTCGAGCAGTTGCCCACTACTGTGAACAGCGATACGGCCTCCGTCGTCATGCGGGCGCACCTCTATATCTGGACCAAGTGGAGCGTTAGCGACACCTCGAACACATTCTCCCTGTGGGGCTCCTGGCCCAGCCAGTCTTTCGCGGTCAGCGTCAGCACGGGCAACAACTCCACCTGGAACGAAGCCAACATTCAGTACCTGGGCTTCAGGGATGTGACCGTTACGCTCACGCTGGGAGTCACGACGCGACTCGACATCGGAATGTCCCTGACCGGCATCAACGCGGCTCCGGGTACGGCTCAGTTGATACTGGCCCCTGCGGTCTATGCGTCGGCCAGGCCGTACGCTCTGCCTGGGGCTCCTAGTTCGGCCTCCGTCTCCCGAGTGAGCGACGCTCAGCACACGGTCTCCTGGGTACGCCCGGCGAGTGCTTCGGTAGCGCAGTACACGTGGACCGGGGTGAAGATAGAGCGCTGGGACAACATGAGCAACACCTGGGTGCAGGTGGCTACGGTTACTGGCACCGGTACCTCCTGGGCAGACACAGGCACGTCGGCAAATCGTCGCTACCAGTATAGGGTCCGGTCGTACAACAGCGCCGGGCACTCTGGCTATGCCACCTCGGGGTACGTTGCGACGACCCCGTCAGCGCCCACAAATGCCTCAGCCGTCCGTTCAGGGCTGGATATCGCCATTACCTGGCAGAACCAGGCGAGTTACAGTACCGGGGCACAGGTGCTTGACTCGGTTGGTGGGGCAGACCCCGTCCTGGTCGAGACCCTGGCACCTACGGCGACCTCGTTCACACACGTTGGGCCGAGCCCGTCAGCGACGCATCGCTACTCCATTCGGGCGGTCACAGACGGCCCGCTCTACTCGGCTTTCGCCGTAACTGAGTCAGTCCTCCTCCTGACCCCGCCTGCGGCCCCCACGGGGCTCTCGCCGGTCGGAGGGGCCTACGACGCGACAGAGGGCATCGTCTGCGCGTGGACGCACAACGCGCTCGACGCCAGCCCGCAGTCGGCCTACGAACTCATGTACCGGCAGGCAGGCGGGTCNNATATCTGGGGTCAGCAGCAGGGTGCTCGTGGGCCTGGACAATGGCGTGGCCTACGAGTGGAAGGTCAAGACCTGGGGAGAGCATGCAGATGCCTCACCGGAGAGCGCGGTCGCCTCGTTCGCAACCTCGGCTCGTCCGACGCTCGTCCTGACTGCTCCGGCCTTCGACGGAGTGGAGCACCCGACTCCGTCCCTGACAGTGACTCACACTTATGCAGACCCCGAAGGCAAGCCTCAGTCGGCTCACAGGACCATCCTTCGCCAGGGCTCCTTCGTGCTCTGGCAGAAGACCACCTCCGGGGCAGGGCTGTCCGAGGTCGTTCCGCTCTCCTTGCAGGACGGCCAGGAATACGAAGTGGACAAGCAGGTCCAGGACGGAGACGGTCTCTGGAGCCTCGTGGTCACTCGGCCTTTCGTAGTGGACTACATCGAGCCGATGGTCCCGGTCATAGAGGTCGAGTACGACCCCGCGACGGGCTCTGCTCTGGTCATCATCGCTAACCCAACGGGAGAGTCCGGCGAGCCCGACGTGGTCTACAACGAGGTGTGGCGTCTGGTCGATGGCAAGGACCTCGAACTGGTAGCGACCGACGTCCCTCCCGGAGGCGCGGTTATCGACCGGCTGCCTGGCCTCAACAACGAGAACACATACCACGTCAAGTCTTTCTCGGCCCTGCCTTCCATGTCGCTGGGCATGGCGACCTTGACTACCGACGGCCTGGACGGTTGGGTGTGGGTCAACAGCGGGGCGGGGTACCAGCAGTCACTGCGCTTCCGCCTGTCGCCTAAGTTCACAGACGCGCTCGGCAGGCAGAGCCAGTCGCACCGGTTCGCCGGGCGTAAGTATCCGGTCATGTTTACCGGGGAGGCAGTCGAAGACTCCACATCGGTCTCGGGGTTCTTGGAAGAGGACGCGGATGCCGAGGTAGCACGAGCCGTCCTCGAGTGGTCCGGCCCGGTCTGCTATCGAGACCCTCGCGGTCGTCGCTTCTTCGCTACGGTGGAAGGGCCGAGCGTGAGCCGTCAGCCGCACAAGGCCCCTGAGTTCAGTGCTAAGATGGTCCGGGTAGAGAGCCCCTTCGCTGACTAGGAGCCAGCCGTGACCTTTGAGTACACTGGACCGGTATCTGAGGGCACATCTCCCTTTTCCGTCGACCCGCTGCTCTCGCATCGAGACGAGCGCTTCCGCTTTGAGGTGCTCGACAAGAACGATGTGCTAAAGGGGGCGTTAGACGGAGTGGTCGGCGGGGAACTCAGTTGGTCCATCTACAACACCATCAGAAGCGGTGGGTCCATCCAGTTAGTAGACCGGGCTCAGGATATCGACTGGTACTCCGACCGCATCCGGGTCTTCTACGGCTTCTACGACCTCAATGGGCAGTTTTACGAGTGGCCCCTCGGGGTGTTCCTGCCCGCGACCCCGATGACGGAGACCGACGGGGTGTCGCGCAAGCGCAAGGTGGACCTCTTCGACAAGTTGCTGGTCCTGGACCAGGATATGCTGGAAGAAAGTTACACCATCGACGCTGACGTGGTTGTCACTGACGCTGTTCGAGACATCATCGAGGAAGCCGGGGAGTCAGCCGTTGCAATCACAGCCTCGCTCGAGACGCTCAGCACACCAAAGACATGGCCAGCGGGCACAACCAAGTTGCAGATGATTAACGACCTTCTGGCCTCCATCAACTATTTCTCCCTGGAGGCGAACGGGGCAGGCGCGTACGTGGCTTCGCCCTACTCGGCCCCGGCCTACAGGCCGCTGGCGTGGACCTTCCGTGAGGGGGAGGCAGCCGTTCATCTCCCGGACATGTCGCACGAACTGGACCTGTTCAGCATTCCCAACAAGGTCGTTCTTGCCACGGAGGATGCAGACGAGGAGCCGCTCATCGGTATAGCCATGAACATCGACCCGACCAGCCGCTTGTCATACCAGGGCAGAGGCCGATGGATTACCTACGTAGAGTCGGGCGTCGAGGCGACCTCTCAGGAGGCCATCGACGGGCAGGCTGAGCGCGTCTTGGCTGAGCAGATGCAGGCTTCGGAGACCGTGGTCCTGCGTCACGTCTGGCTGCCTGCTGTGACGCTCAACTCGGTGGCTCGGGCTGTGAGTACGGACCTTTTCCTGGACTCTCGGTACGCCATCGTGAGCCAGGACATGTCCTTGAGTGCGGGAAGCCTCTGCAAGACGACCGTCAGGAGGGTTGTGACGTGATAGAAGCGTCGGTACTTATCGGGCCGAGTGTTGGAAAGACCTCCTCCGAGCATCTGCTGGGCACGGTCGCCTCTGTCGACCCGCTGCGCGTCAGGCTGGATGGGGACAGCATCGCCCTGCCCTACACCCCTAGCCTGATGACTCCGGCTGTGCTCTCCGAAGGGGACCGCGTCCTTGGGGTACTCATCGGCGGCAGGCTTTGCCTTATCGGGGGCTCGACGGCAGCGACCCAGCCGAGTGCCTTCTCGACCGGGATGATACTTGACTATGGTGGGGACGTGGCTCCGTTCGGTTTCCTGCTAGGAGGGCAGAACGTGAGCCGAACTACCTATGCTGCGCTCTTTGCCGTGTTTGGCACCAAGTACGGGGCAGGCGACGGCTCCACGACGTTCGGCCTTCCTAAGGCCGGGGTCGTCAGGGTCTCCCGTGACCCGGCGCAGAGCGAGTTCGACACCGTGGGAAAGTTTGGCGGGCACAAGAGCCTCGCCAGTCACCGTCACACGATTACTATGGCCCCTGGGGACGCTGGTGTTCCCGAATGGGCGAACCCTGACGGTACATCAACCCCTCGAACGTGGGCGGCGGCGGGAGGCCCGGTCACTACGTATAACCGAGGCTTCTCAGACTACGTTGGAGCCGGTAACGCAGGTAACCTTCAGCCTTACCAGGTGAGCAACGTCATCATCAAGTACTAAGGCAGACCTCGACTGGTCTAGAGATTACGGCGTACCATGCAGAGGCAGCCGAGACATCTACTGACGACGGAGGAAGAGCATGCCGGATGGGTCTATCGATATGGGGTCGTTCCTGGCCTACTGGGGTCCGGCAGCCGTCGTGCTCCTCATGCTGGGCATCATCGTGCGCTGGTTCATGCAGTTCATCGAGCAGCAGGCCATTCGCATCGAGCGCATGACCGACTCGTTTAACCAGACCATACAGGTCTACATGACAGAGGGTCAGGACGCGACGCTCCAGTTGCGTCTGGCCATCTCCGAGTTGCGCAAGCAACTGGGAGCCGCTGAGAAGACGGGAGATACGAATGGCTGAGCCACGTTTCATCACTCGAGCGGAGTGGGGTGCCAAGCCCGCTCGCTCAGGCATGGGGCTACTCGGTAAGCCGAGATTCGCCGTGCTGCACCACACGACCGGGGCCTCCCTGGGGCACCCGGACATTGCGCAGTTCGTGCGCAACATTCAGGCCTATCACCAGAACGGGCAGGGCTGGAATGACATCGGCTACCACTTCCTCATCGACCCGAACACCGGGGATATCTACGAGGGTCGAAAGTTGACCTACACCGGTGCCCACGTCGGAACGGTGACCAAGCCGGTCCCGGTGCGCAACTCGAACTCGTACGGTATCGGCATCCTGGGCAACACCGACCAGGGAGCCCTCACTGAGGCAGCCAAGACCTCAGTCGCCTGGCTCCTGGCTAAGCACACGGTCGAGCACGTCTACGCACACAGCGAGGCCAAGGCGACCGCCTGCCCTGGCCAGCCTGCACGGGACTGGCTCGCAGCCGGACGGCCTACGAGCGGGGCTCCTGGGGCATCTCCTGGCCCCACGCCTGCACCTGCGCCTGCTCCGGCCCCGGCTCCTGCGGTGCCGACCTTCCCGGCCTGGCCCGGTAGGTACATCACCCTCAAGTCTCGCAAGCCGTACATGTCTGGCTCGGACGTTCGTACGTGGCAGCAGCGCATGAAGGACCGTCGCTGGACTATCACGGTAGACGGGGTCTTCGGGCCTCAGTCGCACGGCGTGCTGGTAGCCTTCCAGCGCGAAAAGGGAGAAGCGGTCCTGGGTAAGCCGGACGGCGTGCTCGGACCTCGCTCATGGAAGGCCGCGTGGACGGCCTCAATCACGTAGGAGGGAGACTCGCATGAACGAAAGTGCACTGTTGGCAATCGGCCTGATGGCGGCAGCCATCTGGGTCCTCACCGGAGTGCTCAAGCACATTCCGGTGCTGGGAGCGGTCGAGCCTGCGCTCATCGCCCTGGCAATGGCCATCGTGGTCGGCGTGTTGGCCTACTCCACCGGGTATGTCACGGGCAACCCTGTGGAGATTGGCTTACAGTTGATTATGGCCCTGTTCGGAGCGAAGTTGACGCAGGACGGAATGGTCAAGCCGGTTACGGAGTTCCTGGCGCGGGAGTAAGATGGAGCCAGGCTCTACCGGCCTGCCGAGGGCTCCCTACGGGGAGCCCTCAGCCTTTTTGCGAGGGACTCCCTTGGGGCGCGGGGTATGCCTGGTCACGGTCGTCCAGAGGTATCCCGTCGTCTTGCGCAGGAGGTCAGCCAGGGCCTTGTCGCGGGTCTTGACGGGGTTAGGGTCCTCACCGTGAAGACGGCCTGAGCCCCACGTGTAACCGTACCCTTTGCCGTGAGCAGCCGTCGTCGGCTTCTCCTGCTTCCAGACGTATCCGACTATTCTACCGTTGGCCTCGTCGGTCACCCGGTACACAGACAGTGTGGAGCGGTAGGTTCCGCTGCCTTTGCGCCGCTCCACCAACTCGAGCATGACGGAGACACGAGCACGTTCGTGCCCGTATCCCGTCGTGAGTTCGTAGCGCCGGTACCCGCCATACTTACCGGCCACGGCGAGCCTCTGCCGTCGCGCTCTGGTCGTAGAATCCGATGGCGAAGGAGCAGGCATTCTCCATGAAGACCGCGTCCCGGTCTACTCCTGCTGCGACGTAGAGGTCCCGGTGGAGGGCCTCGTAGACGACCCACTCGTAGGGGCCTTCCTCCCACATGGCCATCGCGTCGGCTCCGAAGCCGTAGTAGTTCTCGGAGGTCTGCTCACGGTTGAGCACCTGCACGTTGATATCGTTGCCGAACTTCGCCTTGAGGTGCTTGGCGACCTTCTGTGCTGCCTGGTACGCGGTCTGCTTCCTGGGCATGTCTGGCTCCTCTCCTGTCAGGGAGTGTAGCGGAGGAGGTCGGGGGTCCGACCTCCTCCAGTTTTCGGCTAGAGGTGGTAGGTCTCGCCGGTCAGGGCGTCTACGATGGTGACCCCGATACCGTGCGCTGCGCGAAGTTCGTGGAGGTACTCGGCGCGGTAGGCCGGGTCCTTCATGGCCTGCTCGCGGCTCTTGCGGTAGGCCTCGATGGTCTCGCGGGTCTCGATTTCGATGGCCTTGACTGCGCGGGCGATTGCGTCGGCGGGGAGGCAGAGCATCTTCTGCGCGTCCAGCGGGACGACCGCGCCGTTGCTGGCCCACCGGCAGACCCCGAGGCCGTCGATGACGAGGTTGCTGCGCTGGCTCTCCAGGTACTCGAGTTCGTGGGCGCAGGCCTTGTGGACCTCGTGGGTTCCGACCAGCGTGGTCGGGAAGTTCATCTCGTCGCGGCGCAGTCCGAGGGCCGCGTGGGTGCAGTTGCATACGTGGCACTTTCCTTGGGCCTGGCTGGTGTTCTCGCTCATTTTGGGCTCCTTCGTTCGGGCTGGCGTGCTTCTTGAGGAGTACTCTAAGCGTGCGTCGGGGGCGAAGCAATACATCAGTTTCACGAATTTCGTGCCCCCTACCCAGGCAGCGGGACACCCCGTACGATGGTCGGGAGGAGCCTCGCTCATGTCATAAAGGGAGGCCCGCATAGTGTAACGCTATGCCGGTAGCCCCTTAAGTGAAGAGACTAAGAGAGGTAGGTAGGCCGGTGGCGCGAATACTCGGGCTCGACCCAGGCGAGCACATAGGCTGGTCGGTGGCCGACGACGATGAGTTCGTCGCGGGGGGTGAGGTCTGCTTCGAGGACCTCGAGGCCCTCTTCGACGTATACGAGCCTGACGAGGTCGTCGCCGAGGAGTTCCAGGTAAGCAGCCCTAAGGTTAACTGGAGGCCTCCGCTGGAGACCCTGGGGGCCATTCGACTGCTCTGCCTCCAGCGAAACCTGCCTATGGCACGTCAGTCGTCGGCAATCCTAAAGGCCTGGCTCCCTCGGGCAGTCGGGGTACACCGGAGCATTCATGTCCGAGCGTCTTGGGCGCACGTTATGTGCTACCGCGCCAAGACCTGACAGACTGGCTCCCCAAGCGTCAGACCGGATGAGAGGAGTGCCCAATGGCTCTGCTGCGCCTTCACAAGGGACGTATGGTCCTCTCCGGAGTCTTCTCGGCCCCTCCCGAGGCACTCTGCCCCACTAAGTTGCGCAAGGGCGGCTGGTCCTTCCCTGTTTGTGGGGACGTCTACCGTCGCCTTGCGGCCCTCTACGGGACTATGCAGGTGGACGGCTCTCTCAAGGACGCTTTTCGGGAAATCAAGGCTGGGCAGGACCTGCTCCTGGCTATCGCTGAGTCCTCGGACTGGGACGGTCGCGTTGACCTCCTGGACTACCAGCGCGTGGGCGTCGCATGGATGGTCGCAGCCGAGCGCTGTCTGCTGGCAGACGACCGTGGGTGCGGCAAGACGGTGCAGGCCGTGGTCGCTGGGGCTGCTCTGAACCCTAGCCATGCGGTGGTCGTCGCTCCCACAGCGATGGCTGGTACGTGGGCAGAGCACATCGACTACTGGGCCGGGCGCGAGTGCCTCATCCTGTCAGGCTCAGCCCACGAGCGGCAGGCCATCTTCGAGCGGTGGTATGAGGACGGCGGCTGGCTCGTCTGCAACAGCGATGTGCTGCACATACACGAAGCCGACTTTATCCGGGCTCACCCTGACCTGATTGTCGTAGACGAGGCTCACTTCCTGAGGAACGGTCGGCTGCCCAAGCCGACTCCGTCGGGCAAGAAGTTGCGGGGTGAGGCCTTCACGACCCTCTGCAAGTTGGCAAAGAGGACGAGGGGCCTGTTCCTGCTGACCGGCACTCCCAAGGTGAACAGTGACGCCGACTGGTGGCCCTTGCTGCACCTCATCGACCCGCAGCGCTTCGGCTCCTATTGGTCCTTCGTCTTCCGCTTTCTCGAGGTGGACGACTCCGGCTACGGCATGAAGGTCGGGCAGATACGTCCCGGCGAGGTGGAGAACCTGAGTCGTCTGCTCAAGCCCTATGCCCTGCGTCGTTCCAAGCCTCCTGGCCTGCCGGAGATGCGCAACAGGCGCATTCAGGTCACCCTGGAGGGCGTGCAGGAGACTCTGTACCGGGCGATGGAGACCGACTCCAGCGCGACCCTGGGTGACCAGACGGTGGACGCAGATGCGGTCGTGGCTCAGATAACTCGCCTCCGGCAGTTGGTACTGGACCCGAAGGCCGTGTTTCCTGACTATGAGGGGCCGAACGCGAAGTTGGATGCGCTGCTTGGCTACCTGGCCGAGCACGACGACAAGGTCGTCGTATTCACCAACTTCGCTACGGTGGTGGACCGGTACGCGGCGGAACTGAACGCTAAGGGTATCGAGACGGTCACCATTCACGGTGGCGTGAAGAACCGCCAGGCAGCCAAGGACGCGCTCCAGAAGGGCAGTGCGAGAGTTCTCGTGGCGACGATGAAGACCGGTGGCGAGGGCCTGACCCTCACGGCAGCCAACCGGGTCGTAATTCTGGACCCGTCCTGGCACCCTGCCGGAAATGAACAGTCGATAGACAGAGTGCTGCGCATCGGGCAGACGGCAGAATTCGTCGAGACAGTTATTATCGACGCGCCGGGGACCGTGGAAGACTTCGTGTGGCAGACCGTCAGGACCAAGGGGCACGTCACAGTAAGCGACGTTCTCGGGTACTTGAGAGACCGGAAGAGAGGAGAGGTATGACAGCAGCAGCCGCTGCACGTTCGCGTCGGCTCACGATGAGCCCTACTCAGATGAGAGACGCGGAGTGCCACCTGAGTTGGCATTGGGGGTACCAGATGGGGTACAGGCCGGTTCGCCGGTCAGAGGCCCTCGAGTTCGGCATCGGTATCCATGAAGCGCTCGACCAGTACTACGGCTCCGGGGCCGACCCGGTGGAGGTCTTCCGCTCGTGGGCAGACCGGCGTATCGACGCGATGGAGGGCGGTCGCCTCATCGGTGACGACCTCGACAAGTTGATTGAGCAGCGCGACCTGGGTGTAGGTATGCTCACGGGGTACCTGGACACCTACGCCGAGAACGACGACTTCGAGGTTATCGCTACGGAGCACACCCTGCGTCGGGTGATTCCGACTCCGGGCGGGGGTAACGCCCGCTGCGACCTGGTGGTGCGCCTGGACGGGCTCGTCAGGGACCTGCGCACGGCTCAGGTTTTCTCGCTGGAGCACAAGACCTTCGACCGGTGGGAGGAGGGTTCCCTCGAGCGCGACATCCAGTTCACGGCGCAGGTATGGGTCGGGCAGAACCTGGCTAAGACCCTCGGCCTGACCGACCCGGTCGTCGGAGTGCTCTACAACGGCCTTCGCAAGAAGGTGCCGAGCATCCCGGCTGAACTCAAGAACGGCTCGACCAGCAAGGCAGCCTGCGACACCACCGAGGCCGTCTTCCGGCGTACCCTGGCGGAGCGCGGTCACAACCCCGCAGACTACGAGGAAATCCTGACGAAGTTGCGCATCAAGGAGCGCACGGAGGGCAACCCCTTCTTCGTCCGGCAGAAACTCTATCGCTCTGAGCAGCAGGTTAGGCTTATGCTGACGCAGGCGTACGAGACGCACCGTAGGGTCCACTCTAAGAACCTGGTAGTGTACCCGAGCCCGAGCATGATGCGGTGTAAGGGGTGCGGCTTCAAGGAGCCCTGCCTGGCCTACATGACGGGCGGGGACCACGAGTTCCTGCTCGACCCGGAGAACGGACTGTATACAAGGAGGAGTGCCTAGATGTCGAAGGACAGCAACAAGTTGAGCCTGCCCGTACCGGTGCAGGCCCCGGAGCACACGAATCACCTGAACATGCTCCTGTACGGAGAGACGGGCGTGGGTAAGACCTACCTCATCGGCTCGTCGCAGGAGGTCGAGGACATGTTCCCCATGCTCCTCATCGATGTGGAGGGCGGCACGCTCTCCATCGAGGGCAGGGACGTTGACGTCGTTCGTCCGCAGAGTTGGGCCGACATGCAGGGCATCTACGACTTCCTGCGCAACGGCGACCACAAGTACAAGTCCGTCGCTGTGGACTCCCTGACCGAGGTCCAGCAGAAGTTGAGCATCGGCACCATCACCGGGGAGATTGACGACGCGGGCGGCTTCAAGAACCTGGGTCGCACCCCCCAGATGGACCCCGGCCAGTGGGGAGACACCAACAACCAGATGCTCAAGGTCACTCGCGCCTTCCGGGACCTGGCGTACCTGCCGGACGAGGACCGTCGCCTGCACGTTATCCTCACCTCCCTCGAGAAGGAGGACAAGAAGAAGTCCATCGTCTGCCCGGACCTGTCCGGCAAAGCGGGCGTGGGCGTAGGTGGCCTCGTGGACATCCTGGCTCGCCTGACCGTCGTTGCGGTCGAGGATGCGGAGACCAAGAAGGTCACGATGGAGCGCTTCCTGCTCCTCGACCGACACGAGAGCGAGACCGGGCTCGTCTACCAGGCGAAGAATCGTGGAAATCGCCTCGGGCGGGGCATGTGGAATCCCACCATGCTCGAGTTGGTCGACCGCTGGTCTGGTAAGTCCAAGGCAGCCTCGGTAGAGATGCCCGTGGAGCCTGAGGTGAAGAAGGACGAGGACGACGACGATGAGTAGGCTCCTCGAAGTCGCCATCATCGGCGAAGGTCCTGGAGGCATGCTCGCCGCCTGGCAGTTAAATCAGTTGACCGACCGCCAGCAGATGAGGATAACGGTGTACGACTCTGGCAAGGCGAGCACCGACCGCGTCTGCCCTCGCAAAAGCACGTCATGCGACTGCCAGCCCTCCTGTCACATCCTTGAGGGTAAGGGCGGGGCGGGGGGTTGGTCGGACGGCAAGATAACCCTGACCGCCAAGCGTGGGGTCCACCAGGACAGCACGGTCCTCGGTGAGTACCAGACCTATGCGTTGGAGCAGTTGGACCGCCTGCTCACGGAGTACGGCGTCGAGGGTACCTGGCACTCGCCTCTGGAGAGCCCTCCGGACGTCGTGAGGCCGCTGCTTGAGCGCGGCTGGAAGTACGAGACCTATCCGCTTCGCCACATGGGAAGCGACGGTCTTCAGGTGTGGGTAGGCAACTTCTGCGAGCACCTGCGCAACAACGGCATCTTCCAGTCGGGCGACAGGGTTCTCGACATCCTGACCGAGAACGGTCGCGTGACGGGCATCAAGACCGAGCATGAGCACATCGTGACCAAGGAGAAGACGGTCGCCTCTAAGCCGGTGGACTACCTGATAGTCGCCTCCGGCCTGGCGGGTAGTGCCTGGCTTGAGCGCTGGGCTGAGGACAACGGGTTCCCTCTCAGCACGGGTCCGGCTGACATCGGCCTGCGCCTCGAGACTGAGTCCGAGTCGCTGGCTCCGCTCATCGATGAGTTCTACGACGTCAAGTTGACGCACCGTGCTCCGAACGGCCTTGAGTACAGGTCCTTCTGCGTGAACGGTCAGGGCTTCATCACCAACGAGAACCACAAGGGCCTCGGTATCCGGGGAGTCAACGGATTCTCACTGCTGTGGGAGAAGACCGGATGGAGCAACATGGCCATCCTCGCCAAGGTAACCCGCGATTGGTGCCCGGTGTCCGACCCGAAGCGCTACGTCCTCGACGTGGCACGGTCGGTGAACGCTCGTGTGGGCGGGGCTACGATGGTCCAGCGCCTCGGTGACTTCCTGCGCCTGCCGGGGTATCTCTCCCCGGAGTTTGCGTTCGAGGGCGCGAACGCGATGCAGCCGAGCAACATCAAGGCCGTTTGGGGCGACCTCGCCTCGGCCCTTCCTGAGAGCCTCTACGAGGGGTACGTATCCTTCATCCGGGGAATCGCGGTCTCGGCTCCTGGAGTTCTCAACCCGGATAACGTGGTCTACGGGCCGGAAATCAAGTACTATGCTCACCCCTTCGACGTGGACCGCCACTGGCGGAGCCGGGACGTCGGTAACCTGTTCATCATCGGCAACGCAAGCGGTCGCACAGCATCGCTGTCGGCTGCGGCCCTCGCCGGTATGATGGCCGGACGGGAGGTGGCAGAGCAGGCATCGGTAGAGCACGGCACGACGCGTTACACCTACTAATCGTCTACCCCGCAAGGGAGAAGAAGGAGAACAACATGAACCTGCATGACAGGGCTGGTGGAGGCGGCGCGGAGCCGGGTAAGTACCTGGCTTTCATCACGGACATCGAGGAAGGCCTCGAGTCCCGCGTAGGGGACGACATGGTCAGGTACGACGTGACCCTCCTCGACATGGAGAGCCACACCGAGGTCGGCGACAAGCCGGTCTGGGCCATCATCGACCCGACGGCGAAGGGTTTCTTCGGCTTCGCCAACATTGCCACGGCTGCTGACCCGGTCGGGTCGGAGAACGTGGACGAGAGCCTCAAGGCCCTCAAGAAGTACTCGCGCACCCTCGTGGGCAAGTACTTCATCGGTGTCCTCGGAGCCAAGCCCTACAAGGACAAGGAGACTGGCGAAGAGCGCCAGGGCACGGAGTTCGTGCGCATGCTCCCGCTTCCCGAGGGCTACAAGGTGCCGGGTGCTCCGGTCACCAAGAAGGCTGGCGACGACGGCGAAGAGATTCCGTTCTAGGTCTCGCTTCGCACGGCGCATCATGACACGGGGGCGGCTGGGAGGCCTTGCCAAGCAGCCGTCCCCACTCACTGACGAAAGGACGGGACCAGGTGCTCGAATCAGCGCTGCTCTACCTCAGGATGGGCCTCTCCATCATCCCGGCTCACACGGTCCTGCACGACGGCTCATGCTCATGCGGCAGACCGGGGTGCAGCGCAGCCGGGAAGCACCCCCGTATCGCGTGGCAGGAGTACACCAAGCGCAAGGCGACCGAGGCCGAGGTGCGCGAGTGGTGGACAAAGTGGCCGGACAGCAACATCGCCTGCTGCACGGGTAAGGTCTCCGACCTGACCGTCCTCGACATCGATGGAGACGCTGGGTACCAGGCCCTCGAGATGGCGGGCATCCCCTACGAGACGATGCCCGTTACCCCGGTGGTTCGCACTGGTAAGGGTCGGCACGTCTACTGTGCCTACTTCCCCGATGTGAAGTCGGTCGTCGGTGTGCTGCCTCAGGTGGACGTCAGGAACGACGGTGGTATCGTTATCTTGCCTCCGTCCGTCCACGTGAGCGGGCGCAAGTACGAGTGGGAGGACGGCCTCGAACTTGGTGAAGTCGCCCTCGCCGTCATGCCCTTCTGGGACCGCCTGCTCCAGGTGTCTGGCAAGCAGAAGGACAACAAGGGTATCGACCTTCGTTCTGGCGCGGCTCACTGGGCTGACTCCATGTTGGAGGGCATCGCCGAGGGCGGTCGCAACATGAAGATGGCTCAGTTGGCCGGTCGGTACTACTCACGCGGCCTGAGCCCTAGGGAGGTCGAGTTCATCCTCCGGGCGGTCAACGCTAAGAACAACCCGCCTCTGCCCGAGGACGAACTGATGACCATCGCCGGGTCTATCTACAACAGCGACCAGAAGGAGCGGATGGCTCGCCTCCTCGACTCCAATGCCTACGAGGACAACACTGAAGCGCGGCAGGCCTCGCTGGTCACGCTCAAGGAGGCTTTTGCTGGACTCGAGGTCCTGGGCATGCGCCGGATAACCGGCGAGACCTCGCAGTATTTCATAGAGTTCGACAAGGGGACAGTGGTCCTGGCTGAGGACCAGTTGTGGAATTCGCGCCAGTTGCAGCGTCGGGTGTCCGAGGTCACGAAGGTGGTCATCCCCGAGTTCTCGGCGAAGACTATCCCCATGAGGTCGGTCATGCTCCAGGCCATCCTCAACCTGGTAGAGGATGTTGACGCAGGTGACGAGGCCACGCTGTTCGGCGAACTGGCCCTGATGCTCACCGAGTACCTCATGACAGCCTCCCTCTTCGCCGGAGAGGGCACCCCTCCTCCGCGTGGGGCCTTCTTCAGGGCCGACCGCGTGTGGGTCTCCACCACTGAGTTCTCCAGGTGGGCGGCGAATAACTGGGGAAGCAAGCCCACCATCCCTGCCCTGGCGCAGAAACTCAAGGCATGGGGAGCGGAGAGCAAGGAGTGGCACTGTGAGGGTCGCACCCGGAAGATGTGGGGCATTCCGCTCGACCGGCTCGGGCCTGACGTGCAGAAGGCAGTCACCTCCTCCGACGAGGAGGCCGAGGTGACTCGCGCCTAATGAAAACGTCTCCCCGGTATAACCGGGTCAAGGCCGTCCCCAAGGAGTTCAGGGTCTACGGACCTCCCGGTTGCGGGAAGACCACGGACCTCCTGACTCGGGCGACCAAGGCTCTGGACATCTACGGAGCGGGCGAGGTCTCCATCTGCTCGCTCACTAAGGCAGCGGCTGCCGAGGTGAGCAGTCGGGGGGTCAACCTGCCCAAGGACAGCGTGAGCACCCTGCACGCCAGGTGCAAGCGTGAACTTGGTGCAGGTGCCCCTGCCGAGACCCTGGCGCGGGACTTCGCTAGGGTGCATCCTCAGTGGGCCGGGGCTGCCTTCATCCCCGAGCGGTATACCCGTGGGGTCAAGTCCGACGGCGATACGGAGACGCTCGCCGAGGCCCTCGTCGCTGGCAACGGGGTGACCGCTCTCGAGCGGGTCAACATCCACCGTCAGCGTATGACCCCGATGAAACTGTGGTCGCGGGACGACGTGGCCTTCTTCTCCAAGTGGAACTCGTGGATGAAGAGCGAGGGCCTGCTGGACTACACGGGGTACCTGGAGGAGGCTCTGAGGCGGGACGCGCTGCCCTTTCAGCAGGTAGTCTTCGTGGACGAGGCGCAGGATCACACCCCGCTCCAGTTAGCGGTCCTGCGGTCCTGGAGCGCCTCGTTCCTCATCCTGACCGGCGACGACGACCAGAACTTGTATGAGTGGTCCGGGGCAGACCCGCAGGCTTTCTTCGGGCTTCCGCTGCCGGAGGGCAGGGAGACGGTGCTGAGCCAGTCCTACCGGGTGCCCCGTGCTGTCCACCGGGTCGCTCTTGAGTTCATCGAGCGAGCACACCACCGGGTACCCAAGGTGTACCTGCCTCGTGACGCTGAGGGTAAGGTCACCCGGTCGAGGCTGTCCCTGGCTGACATCAAGGTGAGCGGGAGGCTCCCCGACCGGCTCGATGAGTCGCTGGCGGAGGGGAGGTCGTCCATGCTCCTGACGGCCTGCCGGTACATGACCGACCCGCTCGTGGAGACCCTGGTCGAGAACCGCATCCCCTTTCACAATCCCTACCGGCCTGACGACAAGAAGTGGAATCCGCTGCGCGAGTGGAGCCGTAAGATAGACGCACTGCTCATTCCGTCCAGGGGCGGCATGTGGACGGGTAAGGACATCCAGGAGTTCCTGCCTCTGCTCGTCTCCGAAGGGGTCTTCATACGCAACGGCAGGGTCACGATGGAGGCTATCGGGCACCGTAGTCGGGACACCAAGATGCCCGTGGCAGCGGTGGAGGACCTGCTCGAGCCGCATGCACTCAAGGCCATCATGGAGGGCGACCTCAACTTCGTCCTGCACCATTGCCCCAAGAAGACCGAGACCAACTGGCGCTTCCAGTGGGCGATGGACCGTGCTCTGAATGGCGAGGGCGACCCGCAGGTGATAGTAGGCACAGTCCACTCAGTGAAAGGAGGCGAGGCCGACGATGTGTTCCTGTTTCCTGACCGGTCTGCGGCAGGGTACTCGCAGGGGCAGAGCCCCGAGGGGTACGACGCGGCGCTGCGCCTCTTGTATACGGGCATGACGAGAGCACGGGATACCCTGACCTTGATGAACGGGTCCGACACGAAAGCGATGTGGTGAGTATGAGTGGCAAGACGAGCACGAGCATCGTGGTAGCAGCCGTCGTGACCGGCAAGCACTGCTGGCCCGAGGCACCCGACCACCGGGACTACCTGAGGACCCTGCACCGGCACGACTTTCGGTTCGTCGCCCATGTGGTAGTGCGGCACGACGACCGGGACATCGAGTTTCACGACCTGCGCGACCGTATCCTCCTTGAGGTGGAGCGGCTGGGTGAGCCCTACGAGGGCAATCGGCCTACTGCCTGGAAGCCGGATATCTGGACGGACTTCGGCAGGAGGTCATGCGAGGAGTTGGGTCGTCTCCTGCTGCACGCTCTCGGCAAGGGCATGCCCTGCTGGAAGGTCGAGGTGTGGGAGGACTCCGACAACGGGGCCATCTACGAGGAGCCGTGGCGTAGAGAGAACATGTATCTTACCGACGTCAGGCCTCTCGGATAGCCTGAGTCAGCCAACCGTGGCCCGTTCCGCTCCTCCTCTCCTCGCGGGACGGGCCACCAGGCCTACTAACCAAGGAGGCAACAACATGGGTATGGTCTACATTGCTGGAGCCATCGACCTCCAGACCACCTGGGACAAGCAGCAGACGGACCCCCGCGATACGGCTGAGGCCAAGTTGCTCTTCGCCAACGTCGCGGTCTACCGGCCTGACAAGGCCATCCGTGCCTCGGACATCTCGGTCGACGGGGTCGCTCGGTCGATTCGGGAACTCAACTATGCGGCAATCGAGGCCTGCGCGGGCATGATTGCCATCGTGGGGTTGCGCATGTCGGTAGGTACGGTCATGGACATGATGAAGGCGCGAGAGGCAGGCATCCCTGTGGTCGTCGTCCTTCACGAGATTCGCCGTCCGTCCTACCTCGTCGACTGGCCCTGCTACGTCGGGGCTGAGAACGCGGTGAGGGCTTTGCTCGCCGAGATGGGAGAGCCGCGTGGCGCATAGAGGTCGCTCCGGGCGCAAGGTAGGGCAGTCGCCCACCTCGTGCAAGAAGTGCCACTTCGGGCTCAGGCAGACTCGCAAGGTCGTGAACGACGAGGGAGCCCGCAAGGAGAGCAAGACTGAGTACCTGTGCGCTCCTCCTGGCATCGAGCCCTGCGTGGTCGAGGTCGAGGAGGTCGAGGTTACGGTGAGGGTGTCTAGGACGCCGAGGATGGCGTCAGATGGACTGCCCGAGGTGGACGAGCACGACCGTATCGTGTGGAACGAGGTGCGCCGGGGAACCGGCAAGTACGTAGAGACCAGCACCGAAATCGGTGACTGCGACCTGTTCAGAGTGCGCTGCTAGACAGCCCGAGAGGAGCCCGCTATATGGAACTGGTACTGAGCGAGCAGAGGCAGAAGGTCTTCGAGGACCGCTACGCCTTGAGAGACGAGGATGGGGTTCTGCTCGAAACGAGCGTCGAGCAGATGTGGACGCGTGTGGCCGGGACTGTGGCCACCAACTATGCGGAGTACGAGGACTTCCTGAGGGTGCTGAGCGGCTTCGACTTCGTCCCCGGAGGGCGCATCCTGGCCGGAGCAGGCTCAAGCCAGGCCGTGACCTACTACAACTGCTTCGTCCTGCCCATCGAGAGCCAGAACGGGCATGGCTGCGACTCGCGCCACGCCATCATGGAGACGATGGTCCAGGCCGTGGAGATAGTGGCCCGTGGCGGGGGCATCGGCATTAACTGGTCGGTCCTCCGGCCCTCCAGGGCGTACATCCGGGGCGTGGCTGGCCGGTCGACCGGACCTATCGCTTGGGCAACCGGCATGAACGCGATGATTGAGCAGATATCTCAGGGCGGGTCCAGGACCGGCGCTCAGATGTACATGCTCAACGACTGGCACCCGGACGTCCTGGACTTCGTGCGGGCCAAGGAGGACCTCTCGCGCCTCCAGCGGGCCAACATGTCCGTCGGGGTCTCGGACGCGTTCATGCAGGCCGTGAAGGACGACGCGATGTGGGAGTTGCGCTTCCCTGATACCACCTGCGTCGAGTACAACCGCCTGTGGGACGGAGACATCGACCGCTGGGCCTCGCTCGGCCTGCCTGTGGTGGTCTACGGCTCGGTCAGTGCCAGGGAGATGTGGCACCTCATCTGCGAGAAGGCGTGGCAGAACGGCGAACCTGGGGTCGTCTTCCTCGACCGCTACAACAAGCAGGCGAATACGTGGTACATGGACCGCGTCCTCTGCACGAACCCCTGCGGTGAGCAGGGCCTGCCCGGATGGGGAGTGTGCAACCTCGGCTCCATCAACCTGGGCAACTTCTGGGACATGAGGACCCGCGACGTCGATTGGGCTCGGCTCAGCCGGACGGTCAGAACTGCGGTAAGTTTCCTGGACAACGTTATTGACATCTCGGCTCCGGTGAACGACCAGACCGACGCCAAGCAGCGCAAGGCACGGCGCATCGGCATCGGAACGATGGGATTGGCAGACCTTTTGCTGGCGGCTCGTCGCCGCTACGGAACGCAGGACGCGCTGATGCTCATCGAGCAGTTGTACGAGTTCATTCGGGACGAGGCCTACGCTGCCTCGGTGGGCCTCGCCAAGGAGCGCGGGGCTGCGCCTGGCTTCGACGCAGAGCAGTTCCTCAAGGGGGAGTTCATCCAGCGGCTGCCCGAGGACGTCAGGGCAGAGATTGGCACCTACGGCATCCGTAACCTGACCCTGCTCACGCAGGCCCCCACGGGCACCACAGGCATCCTCGCTGGGGCGTCGTCGGGTATCGAGCCGGTCTTCGCCTGGGTGACCGGGCGCAAGGACGCGACCGGCGACCACGAGACCGAGCACCCGGCCTACGCAGCGTTCAAACGGGCCATCCCTGCCGAGGTCGCCATCACGTACCAGCCGGGTAACGACCTGAGCGCTCTCATGCCCATGCACATGGTCACGGCGCATCAGTTGACCCCGCTTGAGCACGTTAGGACGCAGGCCGTCATTCAGCAGTACGTGGACAGCAGCATCAGCAAGACGGTCAACGCTCCGGCCAATCACACGGTGGCCGACGTCGAGTGGCTCTATATGTACGCCTACGACTCGGGCTGCAAAGGTGTCACTTACTATAGGTCAGGTTCGCGGAAGAACGTCCTGACGGACCTCTCGCAGACGAGCAAGGTGTGCATCAAGGACCCGGAGACCGGTGCCTGCTCTATCTGCGACTAGGAGAGGAGTGCCCATGAACGGTTGGAGGACGGCGTTTGCTTGGACGTTTGCTGCCTGGGTTCTCATGGCCATCGCGCTTGGAGCCTCTCAGGTGGACCTTGCGGAGGAGCGCGACCTGCACGCTCAGGTCTCGGCTGAGCAGAAGAAGACCATCGCGCACCTCACCACGCTGCGCACGCAGGAGAGCGCCATTGCTCGCATGACCGTGACTGCCCTGGTACGGGAGAATGCCCGGCTGCACGACCGCATCGCTGAACTCGAGGCAGAGGCAGCCGACGAGGAGGGTCGCTGGAGCAGGGCAACCGCGTCCTGGTATGGCCCCGGCTTCTACGGAAACACTATGGCTGGCGGAGGGGTGCTGACCCCGGATAGTATGGTCGTCGCTCACTGCACGTTGCCGTTCGGGACGAAGGTAGTGGTTAAGTACCGTGACCGGGTCTGCGCGGCGGTCGTCATGGACCGTGGCCCCTGGGAGCGGAAGGACGATAAGTGGGTTCCTCACGCGACGAGAGCGTTCGACCTCGGGCCTGGGGTAGCGACAGCGCTTGGGTTCACTGGAGTAGGAAGCATCGAGTGGAAGGTGGTCAACTAGTGGAAACATGGGAGTTGGAGATGGGGGTCACCGTCAGTGCGGCGCACTTCTTGCCGGGCTACGACGGAGATTGCCATAAGTTGCACGGGCACAACTGGCGTATCGGCATCTCGCTGGCATGCAACGAGTTGAGCGAGCAGGGCTTCGTGCTCGATTTCAAGAAGGTCAAGGCCATCGTCAATGGGTCCTTCGACCACAGCCTCATCAATGACGTGGTGCCCAACCCGACGGCGGAGAACATCGCCAAGTACATCGCCGATGAGTTGACCAAGGCTGGGCAGGAGCGGGTCTACGTGACCTGCATCTCGGTCGAGGAGACCGACGGGCACTTCATCCGGTACTACCCCGGTGAGGCGATGGCCTAGTGTCCCTTGCAACGCTGGTCCCTATCAACGAGGTCTTCTGGGCCATTCAGGGTGAGGGCGACTCATCCGGGATGCCCTCCATCTTCGTTCGCACGCAGGGCTGCAATCTCTGCTGTAGTTGGTGCGATACCGCGCACAGCCAGGCAGACGGCGACATCAAGTGGACGGTCGGTCAGTTGGCCGACAAGGTCGGACGGCTGCTGCACGAGCACCCTGCCTCCCGCGTGGTCTTCACGGGCGGGGAGCCGATGCTCCACTTCGCAGCCCTGATGGAGGTCGCCGAGACGCTTGGTCTGGACCGCAGCATGGTGCAGTGGGAGACCAACGGCACCATCGACCCCGAGGACTACATCCTCGGTCACGTCTGCGCCTCGCCTAAGTTGGCCGGAGCGGGCGGTAAGATGGCGGTGCCGACCAACGCGCTTTACCTGGACCACCTGGTCGGGCTCATGAAGTCGCTCACGCACACCACCGAGGTCAAGTTCGTCCTGGCGACCCCGCAGGACGAGGAGGATGCGCTCACGGTCCTCGGCCTGCTCTACGAGCGCGGGGCGATGCCCGAGTACGTTACCTTCCAGTGCGAAGGTGGCGGCATCGAGGGCCTCGAGCCTCTGGCTCTGCGCATGCAGGAACGGAAAGAGTACCGTCGCCTGTGGAGCGCCAACCCGTTCACCAAGTTCCGTTTCCTCCCCCAGTTGCACAAGATAGGAGGTTGGCGCTGATGCTCGAAGAACTGCCTGTCGCTATCCCCAAGGGTGACCCGCTCCCTATGGACCCCCAGGCCCGTCGCGTGGCTGAGGCTGCGGCTCACATAGCCGACGCGCTCAGGGTCATGGGTATCTTCGCCAACATGGACGCAGAGTCGCAGGAGAACACGCCTGGCCGGGTCGCCCGGTCGTGGACCGAGTTCTTCGCCGGGTGTAACTGCGACCCGTCGAAGCACCTCGACCGTTGGTTTGTCCCCGAGGGCAATGAGATTGTCCTCATCCGGGACATTCCGTTCACCTCCATGTGCGGCCACCACCTCGTCCCGTTCGTCGGGAAGGCTCACATCGCGTATATCCCCAACGAACGGATGGCGGGCATCTCCAAGTTCGCTAGGCTCCTGGAGGAGTTCGCCCGGAGGCCTCAGGTCCAGGAGCGGCTGACCACTCAGATAGCCGATGTCATCATGGAGAAACTCGAGCCCCTGGGCTGCGCCGTCGTCATCGAGGCCGAGCACCTGTGCATGACTACTCGTGGGGTGCTCAAGCCGGGAGCGCAGACTGTGACGTCGGCCATGAGGGGTATGTTCAAGGACGACCCCAAGGCCCGTGCTGAGGTTATGTCGCTCATTGACTCCGGCAGGCGGTAGACGTGGAGTTGGTCGGCACTGACTTGGAGCCTATGCTGCGCGACGTCAGGGAGGCTCTCGAGGCTCTCCCTGACGGCGACGGCAGGCTCAGGTGGAGTCCGTACCTCAAGGACGTGCTCGCCGAGGCCCTGGTGACCTCTGGCCTGCGCAGCACCGAGTACAGCCCTGGCGAGGACCCGTTCTCTAACCTCAACCGGGCCTACCTCTTCGGCATCGTCCCGAAGGTCTGGATGAGACCGCTTATCGACGTTCTGGACAACGTGCAGTCGGTGGTGGGCATGGCGCTTACTGGAGCCCGTGGCTCGACCGATGCCGTGTCCGACCGGCTTAAGGACGGGGGAGTCTACATGTTCCTCGCCGAGGCCATGCGCAGGCAGTACGAGGAGCACCCCGAATTGCTCCCTCCGTCCATCAACCTCAAGAAAGGCTAAAGGTATGAGCGACCCCGCGACTAACGTGTTCCCGCTTTCCAGCATGCTCAAGCGTCCCATCATCGACCAGGCCATTCACAACGAGCGCGACTTCCAGGACAGCAAGTTCCCGGAGGCTAACCCGTCCGTGACCGGCTGCCCGGAGGTCGAGCCCACGGCCAAGGAGGAGCAGGCTCTTCTGCTCGGCTCCGTCTTCGGCACCTTGTGTCGGGAACTGCTCGAGTCCTGGCCGAAAAACACAGGCGTTACCAACCTCAAGCGGTTGGCTATCCTCGGTGAGGAGATGGGGGAGGTCTGCGATGCCTTGCTCGATGCAGACAGCCTCGAGATGGGGAGAGAACTGCTCCAGGTCGTCGCCGTAGGCTACGCATGGCTCGAAGCACTGCCCGTGGACGAGATTGGTGCTCTCTGCGGGTTCCGCCAGGAAGAGGAGAGAGAGGACGGTAGTAAGCATGTTTCGTGACACCTGTGAAAGAGTCGTCGTAAATAGCGCCACGTTCTGCCCGCACATCAACGATAACTGCAAGGTATTACGGTGCGTCTACAGTTCGGATTTGGAGGGGAACGGAGAGCGCACATGCGACCTCGTTGTCGCCTCGCATGCCGTGCTGGACATCGCCAACGAACTCGAAGGTCTGTTCAAGACGGCTCGTCTTGCTGTGGGCAATGCCCTGCCTGACATCGCTTCGGAGGTGTATGACCTGTGACGTATAAGGGCACCCCTGTGCAGGTCGCATCGGTCCTGTCTACCCCGACGCTGCACCACATCAAGACCGACCGGTACTTCATGGCCTTGGCTCACCTCGTGCAGGAGGACGACGCATACGCCTCGTTCTTCAGGGCACGGGCTGATGAGGGCGCGTTCGTTCTCATGGACAACGGTGTGGTGGAGGGTGACCAGCAGACCCTCGAGACCCTCGTGTGGTGTGCTGAGCGCATCAACGCGACCGAGATAATCCTGCCGGACGCCATCAACAACCCGAGGAAGACCCTCGAGATGAGTAGCCAGGCCCTCAAGTGGCTGCGCGTCGAGGGCTTCGAGAGGCGGCTCATGGCAGTTCCGCAGGGGGGCACAGTGCGCCAGTGGCTGGACTGCCTGCGCGACATGCGCGACTGGCCCGTTAACGCCATCGGCATCTCTCGCTTTGTCCCCGGACCTCGCCAGGCAGCGCTGCTGGCAGCCCATAACAAGGACCTGCTCCCTGCCTGGCACGATTACCACCTGCTGGGGTGCCTGGGTGACCCTAAAGAGGTCGCCGACATCACAGCAGCGTTCCCGGACCTGAACCTTCGCGGGGTCGACAGCGCGTATCCGC